ACAGAAAACATCCGGCGATTATCTGATGTAGTAATAATCCCTTGAATCAGACCTGAAGTTGTAGCCATAAGATCTGTTGTATATGCAGGAACAATCGTGGAAGTAAACTCTTTAAGACTTAACCTACCTAAACCAGTACGACTAGTAGTATCAAAAGGTGAATCATAGTTATCCCAGTTAAACCAAATGAATTCACCCTGGGCTTCAAGATAACTAACGCCACCAGTTATTTCTATAACAGGACCATACGATAAATAGCCTTGTCCGTTAATAGTTGCTAAACGTACACCTCGTGAAGTTCCTATACATATAAGACTTCCGTAATAAGATATAACGTTTACTGTTTCACCGTCAGGTAACTCGGCTGCAATAACAGGAGGAAGCAAAGAAGTAGTTGAATCGTTGATACCTATGTAATAGATACGTGATTTATCTCCTTGAGTACCAGCAGCAAAAATACCTACAGGTGTACCGATAACAGATTGCCATGCACTTACTTGAGTAGAGTCATCTATAATATCTAACGATGTTGCAGGTGCTGAACCAGTGGCAAGCACAGTAAGTCTGCTATCTATAGAAGCAACCAAGTAACCGTTCGCTACCCACAAACCATCAACATCATCTATAGTCCAATAGTCAGTGTTCGCTGTGCTAGTAGAAACAGTTGATCCTTGAATCCTTTGAACGTCACCACTACCAACATCAGAAGCAACATAAATATTTAACCCATCACTAGCAATAGCAGTAATAGCGCCAGCGCCAGCAGGTTCATTTATTTCAGTCCAACTACTACCTAAATTAGTTGAATACCAAACATCATTAGTATCAACTACATAAATATAATTATTCCCACCAGAAACAGCAGTCGTCATAAATTGATTAATGCCGCTACTATCCCTTTCTTCGTCAGTAGAAGCAAGTAACTTAACCTCACCCTCAGTCCAAACATCCACACCAGAAGAAGCATAAAACCTACGATCAGAAGAAGTAGACAAATCAGCATTCAACTGACCAGCACCCAAAGACCAATCAGTACGAGAACGCTTCCACACACCAGCCTGATTCAACGACTGCTCACCCGGAGTACCCTGCGTATCAAACCCCTGCCTGATAGGATCAACAGTAGCCCGTTGAAGCCGTTGAGGATCTATGTTATAACGTCTATCACCGAGCCGTACAGGTAAAGAATCACGAACACTCTGATGGAGAGGAGAAGCCATGACTAACGTATCGTCGTTGGAAACACAGCGCTGGTTGCGCCGTCAGCGCGAACTCCGTAAAGAGACATCAACCTCCGAGCCTCCTGACTTACCCGACGATCATACTGGGCTTGAAGAAGCATGGAATGCCGAGCGCGATCTCCTGCTGTCAATGCTGAGTCACCCCTCGAATCACCCATTGCGTGCAAGTCTAGACGATTGGATTCTTCACCGAGCATCAGAATTGCTGCCGCACCTAATGACGGAATATCTTGCATCTCTGCTTCCATCTTTACCGTACTCACCAGATCCGTATTCAGATTCAGAGTAGAAGTAACAAACGGGTGGGCGTAAGTCACACGAACAGTAACGTCTTTCTCTAGTTCCTCTTGCATAGCAAGCATCCAACCAGAAGCAAAGTCTGTCGTGTTCATGTCACGATATATTTTTACGTTGGCTTTGATCCAACGTTCTTTCTTAGATTTAGGACTACGGGTTGCTTGCAACACATGGAAGAAACCAGTAGATGAAACATCAAAGTTAACAGCAGTCGCTGTTGTAGTTATAGAAGTTTCAGCAGAAGAAATACCGTAAAGATTATTAGGCATAGCCCTAATAGAATCTTTAACTGCTTCATAAATTTGAAACTCAGTGAAGCGTGGCTCCACCTCTATCGGAGTGTTAGCAGCCCAAGTCACAGCAGTACTACCATCAACACCTCTTTGTATTGTCGCATACTCACCGTTACGGCTATGAACATACACAGTCTCAGGGGCAACAGATGCTGACCCACCTAAAGAAAGATAAGAACCTGCACGTATACCATCAGTCTGATATTTCAAACGAACAGTAGTAGCAGACGAGTTTATCTCTGTATGTACAGCGTCAAGTTCGGTACGAGTATTACTATTTAAAAGTCTTTTAGTACGAGTAATAGCATCGGCAACAGTTGGCATAATAACCTCCGATTAGATAGTAGCAGACTGAACCAAGATTGGGGAGAGCCATCGCTGACTCTCCCCCATCTCTCAGTAGTTACTGTTACTAGCAGTTATTAAGCAGCACCTGTGTAAGTGGTTAGTTGCTTAAAGCGGGCCATGTGGCCTTGCCCTTTAACTTGTAACCCTTCTTCACAGACCATCTGAACTTTGTCAGCATCGCCAGTTTTTGCTAGTGCTTCAACAACCAGTGGTTGCATGACACGACGTGAAATGTTTTCTTTCTTAACGAGGAAAGCAGTTTCAGCGTTAACCCAACGGTTACGTACAACATCTACTTGTCCGAATTCGGAGAAGATTGACATTGTTGGTACACGTCCACGACGAGGATCGTCAATGACGTGGCGCACCGTACTTGTGTTAGCGGTGTCATTAAGATCGCCCAACGATGCTGGGTTAGCAATCAGAAGATCTGGTATGCCGCCAGCGTTGTAGCATGCTTGCAATTCGGTATCAATGTTTGCAGCAGTCAACGAAGTTGCTGTTGAAACGTTGCTTGATAGCCAGTATGAAAGACCGCCTGTTGAACGCATCTTGTTGGTTGTGTCGTTTATAGGTTGACCATAAAGGTAAGCCTGTTCACGTGTGATTACGTTCTCAATGGAACGATTGAATAGTTGCTTAGCAAATTCATCCGGTACACCGTAACGACTGATCTGTTGTTCAGTACGTGACATCTCTACTGGAGTAGGACCGAAGATTTGCGTGTAGTTTGAACGCATTACTCGGTCTTTTGAACGTGCAGTTCCGGGATCGGAACCTTCTGCTAAAGCAGTACCAAGGCAAGTTACAATGTCACCAGTTGCGATAGCAGTTTGGTCACCGTGGTTTGCCCATCCAGCAACTGTAAGTTGCCCATTGGAATTGTTGATAGCAGTAATTCTAAGAACTGCGTTGTGCTGTACTGCACCTTCATCCATGACGGTGATAAGGTCACCAACTTGGAATTTGTATGAGTCAGCAGCAGCGACAGTTACAAGCACAGAACTTGTGCCTGTGTTTGAATTTGCTGCGGAAGCGGCTGCACGAGGGAGAAGAATCTCCTCGTCCATCCACTTGAAAGTTGTTTCGGTGCAACCTGACGAAGCAAGTATTTGCTTGCCGTCAGAAGCGACGCCATTAATCATTGGCGAGTCAACTGGAGAGATGAGGTAAATTAACTCATCAATATCAATTTTCTCACCAACGGTAAGGTCGTAGGTTGTCACCTTGCCTGCATAAGACATGGTTTAACACTCCTTTAAAGTGAAACTAAATGGATAAATGATCTGGGCTAGAACTTACCAGCCCGAACTTCCCGTAATTTCTTCTCATACTTACCACGATTGTCGGCAAATTCTTTGACACCCATAGTTGTCCCATCATCAGGTCTAAGATATGGAGCAAAACTACCATCAGATCTGTACTCTCCGGCTTTACCTTTTTCCCACGAAGGCTCTTGCCTACGAGGAGGTACCGAATTCATACGAGTAGGTGTAGAAGATGGAGTCACATTGCCAAACATAACCCTACGTAACGTAGGTTCGTTACATTCAGGACAATCTGTATGTGCCTCATCTCGCATACTCTGACGTGTTTCAAATCCATGAAAGCAGTCAGAACACCGATATTCGTATAACGCCATTACCTGTTGATAACCCTGTCATCCCCTTGACCGGCGGCTTCAAGAACTGTAGAAACAAATCTAGCAGCGGCATCCTCTTTAGGACTACCATTACTGATCATGTCTTGAAATTCTCTATGCCCTCTGTCATAAGGACTCTCAGTTGTTGCTTCAGGGGCCACACTATCTTGAACAAGAGCCTGTCTCTCAGCAGTAGAAGTATCAATCTCTTGACCTTCTTCAACCGGAGTAGGAGCAGCACCAATGATGGCACCTAATTCCTCAGCCTCAGCCCTAATGAGTTCTGGTTCCAGATCCCCATCGTAGGCTTTCATTAATAGTTGACCAGCCTTCTTCTCCAAATCAACACCTGCTTTAAGAAACGCCATCTCGCGTTTCATAGCATCAAGTTCAGATGAGGCTTTACGGCCCCGCTCTGCTGCTTCACGCAGATCCTTCATGCTGCTGTGTTGTTCCTGATTCTCGGTTTCCATGATGTCTCTCCTTTGACGACACTCGCAAAGTCGGAGGTGACTCTACGGATAGATGACTAATACGGATGATCCAAACCGTCACAATTCGGTCCGTCTACCACTTTGTTTTACTTATCTAGAGCGTGGGCGATCTAAATAGATGAGGCTCACGTCGGCCCATAAGGAGCACGCAACGGCCTAACGAATATTATACAGACAGGTGTGTATATATGCAACTATCAGTCAATAGAAGATGCTGAACCGTCACCGAAACGTGACGAAACACCTGACTTGACAACACTTAGCAGCGCTGTTGCACCTGCCATAGCAGCAGTCTTGAGAGTATTAACATCTCCCACCACAAATACTGCAAGGAATGATTGAGCAAACGTTGCGATACAACGCTCAGCCATATCCCTATAGAAGTATCTAGTACTTACGGCCATTAGTAGCCCTTTCTTTTTTTGGTTTTCTTATAAGACTGTTTCTTAGCCTTACCTTTAGACTTTGATGTTTGAACTTTAGGCATTACGCACTCCCTAATCCAGTACCTTCTTGTGTCAGCATAGCACCACCACCACCAGAGAACTCTGCAACACGTTGTTGTCTTCTTCTATCTAAAGAATCATCGCCAAAGAATGCAGACTCAATGCCTTCTTCTTGGGCTGTGAAATCTTGTTCACCTAGTTTCTCCACGAACAATGCTTCTTGTTGTTTGATCTGACCAAACGAATCCCAAACAGCAGCAGCGTTCATATTTAAATTAGCGATCCTACTTGCTTCATTCGTGCCTATTTCTATACCACCATATATTTCAGCCCAGCCACCAACTTCAGCAGTCTCAACTTCTTCTTGTATCTGGCTCCAAGTATCATCTGGATCTAAAAAGACTTGCGCTAAAGCACCAGAACCATTACTAAAGTGTGTACTAAAGTAATCTTTTACTTCTTGAGGAGCAGTATCAGTAACACGAACAGCAAGATCTATACGTTCTTTAGCCTTAGCAGCATCAACGCCAGCCTCAACTAGATTTTTTATCATATCTGAAAAGTTACCTTCACCCGTTTGCCAGTTCGCCCCACCGCCTAAAGAATCAAGGCTGCCAGAAACTATTTGTTCTAACTCTAAATACTCTCCAACAGTAGGAAGCCCTACCTCACCCGGAGAAGCAATAACATTACCGTCATCGTCAAGCGCTCCACGTTCTGCCATTAAACCATCAGGACCTCCTATACCGGGGAATCTTTCCCCAAAAGCGGCTGTACCATACATATCTAATAAAGCATTATCAACTGTGTACGTATCGTCTTCTATAAATTTTGTTTGAATGTCTTCCCATAAACTATTAGCAGCATCACCAGTGATACCTATCATCCCGATAGC